GTAATGATGGTGGCACTGCAAAACTAGATATTGGAACAAATGCTAGTCATATAAGATGGAATGGTAGTAGCTTAAGTGTTGCTGGCAATATTACAATCACAGGTACTCAAATTAGCAGTGCTCTTGGGTATACTCCTACAGATGATACAGCAGCAGATGCAGCTCAGTCAACTGCAAATACTGCAACTAGTAATGCTGCTACAGCTCAGTCAACTGCAAATACTGCAACTAGTAATGCTGCTACAGCTCAGTCAACTGCAAATACTGCAAATAGTAATGCTGCTACAGCTCAGTCAACTGCAAATACTGCTAATAGTAATGCTGCTACAGCTCAGTCAACTGCAAATACTGCTAATAGTAATGCTGCTACAGCTCAGTCAACTGCAAATACTGCAAATAATCGTGCTCAGAATTTTGATACATCTGGAGATATTTTTCAAGGTATAAGTGTAGGAACAGGGGGACACGTTAGAGGAGGACAATCAGCATTTAATAATGGAGTAGGGTTCTTTTTAGGATATAGTGGTTCAGCCTATAAATTTAGTATTGGTAATTCTAATGGTCAGCGTCTCACATGGAATGGTAGTACTCTAAGTATTAATGGTGATATTACAATCACAGGTACTCAAATTAGTAGTGCTCTTGGGTATACTCCTACAGATGATACAGCAGCTGCTGCTGCTCAGTCAACTGCAAATACTGCAAATAGTAATGCTGCTGCGGCTCAGTCAACTGCAAATACTGCAAATAGTAATGCTGCTGCAGCTCAGTCAACTGCAAATACTGCAAATAGTAATGCTGGTGCAGCTCAGTCAACTGCAAATACTGCAAATAGTAATGCTGCTGCGGCTCAGTCAACCGCGAATACTGCAAATAGTAATGCTGCTGCTGCTCAGGCAACTGCAAATTCTAAGCTTTCGTCTTCGGATGTAACGCAGACTTTTATAGAAGGTAAAATAACAAATGCTGCTTCTTTTAGAACAGATATTGCAGCATATGCTTCAACCAATCCCAGCGGGTTTACGACTTTTGCCGCATCTGATGTACAAAGTGCAATAGCTAATGATGTAACTTCTATTAGTGGTGGTAAAATTACTACAGGAACCCTTAATGCGGCAAATGTAAGTATAATAAATTTAAGTGCATCAAATATTAGTACAGGAACTCTTAATGCTGCGAGAATAAATCTAGGTACAACTACTTTTGAGACAGACTCAGCCGGTCGACTTGTTATTAAAAGTGGAGGAGTTGTTACAGATAATATTGGAGCAAATCAAATAACTTCAAGTGATAACTCTTTTTTGGGTTCGGGTAATACTCTAAGCTTTAATCAATACGGACTAGTTGGATCTGTAGATATTACTTCTGCTGGTGGAGTTTGTAGCTTATGGATAAGTTTTGAGTTTCTTAGAAGTCTTAGTAGTAGATCTGTGGGTTTCACTGTGAGAATTACTCAGGGGTGTAGTTCAGCCCCAGTGACAGCAACTTCAGCGGGAGTTAATCCTAGTGATGGAGGCACTCTTGTGGCTACTAAATTTCTTAATACTGCGAAGTCATCGTCTAATGCGGGCCATACTGGGCCTATAACAATCTTTCATCAATTTAACTCTAGTACAACAGGAGCAAATAAGATAAATGTTTATGCAAAAACCGTCGGTGGAACAACAGGTGGAACATTACAAGATAGAGATGTAATGATACTGGAGACAAAACGATGAACTATATTATATATAAAGAAGCTACAGGAGAAATTGTAAGAATAGGACACTGTAGTAGTGATAATGATCATTTAGTACCTAGTAAGTGTGGGGAAGGAGAAAGTGTACTTGAAGGTTCCGTGTCCGATATAAAGACTCAAGTGGTAAAAAATGGAGCTTTGGCAAGCAAGCCACAAGACGAAATAGACGTAGTAGCAAGTGCAGAAGCTAATTCCACAAATAGAATGGATAGAAATTCTGAACTAACGGCTACAGACTGGACCCAAGTATCGGATGCTCCACTTACAGATAGCAAAAAGGCTGAGTGGCGAGTTTACAGACAGGCGCTAAGAGATTTGCCGGCACATACAAACTGGCCTCTTCTTAATGAGGAAGACTGGCCAACTCCGCCCACATAACCATATAAAAAATAATTCTTGACTACGCAGGTGGCCTTTGTTATAATTTAACCATGGAGAATTTGAATGAGTGCAGCTAATTATGACCTAGTGATTGACCAAGGATCGACTTTTGTGATTGACTTGGAAGTTAAGGAAGCCGGAGTAGTTAAAAACTTAACTAATTTTTCTGCCCGTGCCAAAATGAAAAGCAGCAAGAGCGCCACGAGCGCTTCTGCAGTCTTTACCTGCACCATTCCTACTCCCTCGAATGGCATTATAAAAATGGAGCTACCAGCCACAACCTCAGGCGCCCTCACTGCTGGACAATATTTTTATGATTTAGAAATTCATACAAGCGATAACTCTATTGTTAAACGTCTTATAGAAGGTGTTGTAAACATTAATGGAGGAATTACAGTAGGAGTGACTTAATGAGTACAGTTAATACTACTAGAGTTACTGTAACAGAGGCAGTAAATGAGCTAACTGTAAATACTGCTCAGTCCGTAACTGTCAATATTTTAGGGGATCAAACTGAACTTGTTGTAAATAATTTTGCTCTTCCGTCAGGAGGAGCAGCAAGTGCAATCAATTTTACACCCTACGGACAACTTACTGCTACTAATGTAAATCAAGCTCTTTTACAGCTTGCAGACTTAGCATCTTACGCACAACCAAATGTACCAACACCTGTGGCCGGCTCTACAATTAGTGAAGGAAATCTTTGGTATGATACAGACGACGACCAACTAAAAGTATATCGCGAAACTAGCACAGGATTCTTTGAATTCGTACCTATAATAGTAGGTAACATCTCACCAGATTCTGATACGCTAGATGCAGGAGCCTTTTAAGGCCAACCGGAGTTCCTAAATGGCTCAAACAATTCAAATTAAAAGAAGATCTGGAAGTTCGGGAACTCCTAGTACAATGGCTTCGGGGGAGCTTGCATATAATTCGCATTCAACTGAAGAAAAACTATTTATAGGAAGACCCGGTACCGAAGATGGAAATGGTAATACTTCTACTGTTGACGTAATTGGTGGTAAGTATTTTACAGATTTAATGGATCACACGCTGGGGGTTCTTACCGCATCCAGCGCAATCTTGGTGGATTCAAACAGTAAAATTGATAAGCTGCTTACGGGCAACATACGCATCAATAATACTACAAATAAGATTGATACCTCTACAGGTAATCTTATATTAAATCCTGCTGCAAATCTTGATATCGAAGCAGGAACTGTTGATTTTTCTACTCAAGCAACAGAATTTTCTATTGCTGATAACTCAGCAACAGGCCTTACGATCAGTGAGGGTGCTAATAACTATGTTACTTTAGTTACTACTAATTCTTCTGAGCAAATTAAATTAAATAAACAACTGCATCTCGGTCTTAATGGATCTGCGGGCTATACTTTTCCTACAGCCGACGCTACAACTACAGGACATGCTTTAGTTTCTGATGCTGCTGGAACACTTACGTTTCAGGCAGTATCAACAGTCCTTACAATATCGGACGATAATTCAGCGCAACAAGATCTTGCACAGCTCAATGGTGAGCTTAAAATTCTTGGAACTAATCCGATTAATACAGCAGTTACTACTAGTGGAAATGATGTACTTCTCACTGTTAGTGCAACTGCGGCCACCCAGGGAGCAAATGCTGGAGCAGCTTCTCTAGGGGTTGCTTCATTTAACAGCGCGGATTTCAGTGTCTCTGGAGGCTTTGTAAGTCTTGGCACAGTTCAAAACTTAAGTGTTGATAATATAAATATTGATGGAAATGTAATTTCTTCTACCGATACTGATGGAGATATTTCCTTAAATCCAAATGGTGCTGGAGTTATTAATGTAAATTCTAGTAAAATTACTAATGTTACAGATCCTACGCAAGCTCAGGATGCCGCAACTAAAGCTTATGTTGATGCAGTAAAACAGGCACTAGATATAAAAGACTCTGTACGAGTTGCTACTCAGTCAAATTTTACTGCTTCTTATAACAACTCTGCGGGAACTCTTACCGCAACATCAACCGGGCCTCTCAGTCTTGATAGTATTGCATTGTCGCAGAGCGATAGAGTGTTGGTTAAGTCTCAGACGAGTCAGGTAGAGAATGGCCTCTATGAAGTGACAACTGTAGGTTCAGCAGACCCTGCAGTAAGTGCTGTCCTTACAAGGTCTTCAGACGCAAATGTAAATGCCGAAGTAACTGGCGGACTGTTTGTTTTTGTAGAAGAGGGTTCCGATGGAGACAACGGTTTTGTTCTTACAAATGTAACAGGCCAGGCAACTCTTGGTACAACTAATTTAGTATTTACGCAATTTTCGGGTGCGGGGCAAATCATCGCAGGCGATAGTATGTCTAAAACGGGCAATACTTTGAATGTCGATGTTGATGATATAACTATTCAACATGCTGGCAGCCCGAATGCTTTAAGAATTAAAGGAGTTACGACAACAGCAATAGGTGATTTACTTATTGGAGCAGCCTCTGATGGAGGCTATACTCGACTTGTAAAGCCATCCGGAAATGCAAGTACAACTAATCACGATTACATTCTAGCTATGAACGGCAGCGGAGCAGCTCAATGGTCTAATACTTTAGACGGCGGCACATACTAGAACTCTTTTTCTCCCGCGTATATACGCAGATTTAGGAGAGCCAAATGGCACAAACTATCAAATTAAAACGTTCTGCTACGGCAGGAAACGTTCCTACTACCTCGGATTTAGCTCTGGGCGAACTTGCTATGAATACTGCGGATGGCGCTATATACATGAAAAAGAATGTTGGCGGCACTGAGTCTATTGAGCATCTTAATCGCGGAAAAGTTTTCTTAACTCAAAGCCCAAATGCTCCCTCAAGCCCACAAATAGGGGATATGTGGAGAGACTCTGATGACTTTAAAACTTTTATATATTACTCTGACGGTTCGTCAGCATTTTGGGTTCAAATTTAGGAGTTTTAAGTGGCAATAAGTTTTCCTTCAAGCCCCGTAACAGGGGATGTAATAACTTCTGGGGATGTTTCTTGGACTTTTGACGGTGTTCGATGGAACCATAATATTAAAGGCCTAAGCGGCGTTGATTTTACGCTTTCTGCTGATTCTGGCTCTAATGATACTGTTACTCTCGGTGTAGACAC